GTTCGAAAGACGGAACCTGAGGTAGCACCATCATTTGCTGTAAGAGAGCAAGATGATGGTGCTGTCATGGTTGCTGCCGGCGGTGCTTTTGGGACTTACGTAGATCTAGACGGCACTGTTCGAACAGAAGCAGAACTGGTGACAAAGTATCGTGAAATGTCACTTCAACCCGAGATCGACTCCGCTATCGACGAGATAGTTAACGAGTCGATCTCGATTGATGAAGACATTATAGTGTCAGTAATACTCGATAACTTAGACGTTACTGAAAAAGTAAAAAAAGCTATTCGTGAAGAATTCCTCAACGTACTAAACATTCTAAATTTTCAAAAAAGAGCTTACGAGATCTATAGGCGTTGGTACATTGATGGAAGACTATACTATCATGTAATCATAGATGAAAAAGATCTTAAATCAGGTATCAAAGAAGTAAGATACATTGATCCAAGAAAAATCAGAAAGATTCGTGAGATAGTAAAAAAGAGGACTCCAGGTTCTGATGGAAGTGATGGTTCATCAGTCATAGCTAGAACACAAAATGAATACTTCATGTATAACGACCGTGGCTTCAACTATGGTAACAAAGTTGTGGGTCCAGCTACTTCCGGACTAAAGATTGCTAAAGATTCCATAGTACACGTGACTTCTGGATTGACTGATACTCAGGGCACAATGGTGCTTTCTTACTTACACAAAGGTATTAAAGCTTTAAATCAGTTGCGTACGCTCGAAGACGCACTTATCATTTACAGGTTAGCCAGGGCACCTGAAAGAAGAATCTGGTACATCGACGTGGGTAACTTACCCAAGATGAAAGCTGAACAATACGTTCGTGACATTATGATAAAACACAAGAATCGTCTCATATACGATGGTGCTACCGGTGAAGTGAGAGATGATCGTAAATTCATGACCATGTTAGAAGATTACTGGTTACCACGTAGAGAAGGTGGCAAGGGAACAGAAGTCACGACTCTTCCTGGTGGACAGACTCTCGGTGAGATGGACGACGTTTTATACTTTCAAAAGAAGCTTTATCAGACACTCAACGTCCCAGTCAATCGTCTAAATTCAGACGCGTTGTTTTCTATAGGTAGAGCCACTGAAGTAACCAGAGATGAAGTCAAGTTTTCTAAGTTTGTAAGCAGATTACGTGGTAGGTTTTCACAACTATTCACTGAATTACTAGAAAAACAGCTAGTACTAAAAGGTATTATGTCTATTGAAGACTGGCAGAACATATCTCCAGACATCAAGTATGACTTTGCTAGAGACAATTATTTTACCGAGCTAAAAGACGCTGACGTGTTACAGAACAGAATTCAATTGTATTCTTCCATGGATCAGAATCAGTTGATAGGTAAATACTTCTCACACGAGTTTGTCAGAAAGAATGTATTTAAGCAGTCTGATGAACAGATAGAAGACATGGATGAAGAGATTGCTGAAGAAGATAAAGATCCTCGTTGGAACATGAATCAGATTGAACCTGGTGAAGATTCTTTTTCACAAGACCAAATAGATCAACAACCCGGTGATGATCAACAACCGAGTGGTGATTCGCAAGACAAAGTAGCTGAAGCTCAAAAGACTGTAGACAGATTAAGTAAGTTATCAAAACGCTCACCTATAGATCAGTCTAAATATCAATCAGCTATACAAATACTTGCTAGAAACAAGGATAAAGAATGATGGTAGACGTGAGTGATTTAATTTATTACGCTGCGCAACAGCAACCAGCTGATTTTGAATCGGCTTTTAGAGACATCATGGTCGATAAGATAGCCACTGCTATCGATAACAAAAAAATAGAAGTAGCACATGCTATGTTTAATAGTAATGATGTAGAAGACACAGAAGAACTAGAGGATTAAGAAAATGGCGAAACCACTTAGTGACATCCTAAAAGGAGTCAAAGCTTCTAAGACAGAACCTGGTTCTACTGGAACGGATCCCGGTGTAGACTATGCACCTAAGGCTAAAGCCGAAAGAGACTGGGTTGCTAAGCACAAAACTGAAAAACATGAAGACAGAGTCGGTAATACTGACGCTCCTTATAAAGCTTCCACAAAATATGTGCTTGATGATGAAAAAGAAAATAAACACGGTAATAAGCAAAAAGAAGCAGAAGCCGTGTATGAAGCAGCAAAGAAAAATGTAGAAAAGCCAACAGAAGTTCATGCATTTAAAGCACAAGTATCTAAAGACAGGGGTCCTACAAAGATCGTACGACTTCATGTAAAAATGAAGACTCCCAACGAAGGACACGAAATTGCTGCAAAGCATCTAGAAAAACAAGGCTATGACGTTCATCAGACTATGCTTGTTGGCAAAGTGAGTCCTTTATTTGCAAAGCCCGTGAATGAAGAATCTTTTGAAGAAGCAATGGATAAACAGCAATTAATTGATTATCATAAAGGTCGTCACGAAAGAATTGTTAAAGATTTAATGAATAATCCAAAAGCAAAGGGGTTAACACACGCCGCTAGTGTTGAACACCAAGCAAGAACAGCATTAAAGAAACTTGGTGTTGATGTTCAAAAACCAAAACATCCTTCTGTTTTTGAATCAGCATGCAACATGACGAATGAAGGTACATATTGTCCAGTTCATGAAAATGCTTCTTGCAAAGAGTCTCTAGTCAATCCATTACTTGGGTCAAAAGATAATGGTGATGACGAATCAGCTGAGATGGCAAAGACACAGCTTCGTGCTTTAGCTAATAAAGCTATGGCTCTTGCTATGTATCTTTCAGATGATATGGTTGTTGAACCATGGGTTCAAGCAAAAATTGCAGTAGCAAAAGACCAAGTGACTGCAGTGCATGACTATATGGTCTATGGTGATAAAAAAGAACAAGCTGCACCAAATGATACGCCCATCACATTCCCTGGTATGAATGTAGATGCTGAAGTTGGAGCTAGACTTTAATGCAAATTATTAAACCATCCAATAATGTAATATCTGTTACATCACAGAATACAGTATATAACTCTACAGTTGTATATGTATCTGCCTCTGCTACTTCACAAGTAAATCTATATTCAAACTCAACAACCCAATATGCTTCCTTTGTACTTCCAGCAAATCAATTTATTTTTGTACAAAAAGCACCAACAGATCTACTCTCTGCAAACGTAGCAGTATTTGCTACACCAGCAGCATTTAGAGGTTAAAGATGAAACTTATTAGAGAAGACATTGAACAAGTAGAGTTTATATCTGAAGCTAAAGAGTCAGGTGAAAAAGATCACTATATCAAAGGTATCTTTCTTCAAGCAGAAACACCAAATCGTAATGGTAGAATTTATCCCATGAGTGTGATGGAAACCGCTGTTAATGACTATTTGACAAAAAATATTGCACAGAACAGAGCCTATGGTGAACTCGGACATCCAGCAGGACCTCAAATTAATCTTGATCGTGTATCACATATGATTACAGATCTAAAGAAAGATGGTAATAATTATATCGGTAAAGCTAAATTAACTGACACACCGATGGGCAATATCGCTAAGGGTCTATTAAAGTCAGGTGCTAATCTTGGTGTATCATCTCGTGGTATGGGAACACTGAAGCCAAATAAACAGAATATCATGGAAGTACAAAATGATTTTAGGCTAGCGACTGCTGCTGATATTGTAGCTGATCCATCAGCTCCAGATGCTTTTGTAAAGGGTGTTATGGAAAACGTTGATTGGGTCTATGATGTGTCATCTGACACATGGTATCAACAGAGATTACATGAGACACGCAAGTCACTCAAGAGAATGACCATGGATGAGATTGAACAAAGTAAACTTGGCATCTTCGAGAGCTTTATCCAAAAGCTATCCTCAAAGAATAATAAAATATAAATATCATAAACTTTTGGTAAAGGAGACTTTAATGTCTGAGAAAGAAAACGTTATTAACGTTGATGAAGAAATGGAGGAAGTTACTGAATCTGTTGCTTCTGACACACTAAAGGCTGGTTCACGTTCTGTTGCTGATCCAAAGTCAAAGATTGAAACAATTACAGCTGTAATTGGTGCTATGCATGCCATGCGTAAGGATGACCTAACCAAGTGGTATACACAAGCTATGGACCTTATTGGTAAGGAAGCAGACTCACTGCCGTCTGGTGCTAATGCCGATTCTAACTCTTCTTCTATTGACACTAAGCTAGGCAAAGGACCAAAGACACGTGATCCAATGCCAAAACTATCTGTCAAAGAAGATGTAGAAGAAATGTTTGATGGTCAAGATCTATCAGAAGAATTTAAAGATAGAGCCACTACTCTCTTTGAAGCCGCTGTAAACGCTAAGATCATCGTCGAACTAGCTAAGCTTGAAGAGCAGTATGAAGAGAGACTACACGAAGAAGTGGCTGAGATCTCAGAAGCTTTAGAAAAGAAACTAGATACATATCTAGACTATGTTACTGAAACTTGGCTGAAAGAAAATGAAGTAGCTATTGAGTCTACTCTTCGTAACGAGATCACAGAAGAATTCATTGACGGACTACGTGGTTTATTTGCTGAGCATTACATTGAAATGCCAGAAGAAAAGATTGATGTGGTGGAAGAACTTGCTGCAAAAGTAGCTGTGCTTGAAGAAAAGCTTGATGAATCAATCACTGAAAATGTTCAACTAAGAGAAGCTCTAACCGTGTCTGAGATGACAGACATCCTTAGAGAAATGGCAGAAGATTTGACTCTCAATGAGTCTGAAAAGTTCGCTGCTCTCGTTGAGGGCATCGAGTTTGACGGTGACCTAGACACTTACAGAAAGAAACTAGCATACGTCAAAGAATCTTACTTCAATAAGAAAACCGTACAACGTGTTTCAAACATTGAAGAAGAAACATTCGAAGCACCCGAGAGCGATAGAGTCGTCTCTGCGGACCCAGAAATCAGTAGATACGCTCAAGCTATTTCAAGAACTTTAAAGCGTTAAGTTTTATAAATACTACAACTCAACTATAGAAAGGGAACATTTATGTACCTACAAGAAGAAATTCAAAAGAGATGGGCTCCTATTCTGGAGCATCCTGATCTACCCTCAATCAAGGACTCTCACCGTCGTTCAGTGACAGCTGTTGTTCTAGAAAACACAGCTCGTGCAATGCGCGAAGCAGCTGCTCATGGTCAATACCAGACGATGCTTAGCGAAGCAATGACTTCAGTACTACCAGTCAACGCAATGGCTGGTTCAAGCTCTGATGCTTCAACCGGCGCTATTGACACATTCGACCCAGTGCTCATCAGCCTAGTTCGTCGTGCAATGCCAAACCTAATTGCTTATGACATTTGCGGAACACAACCAATGACTGGTCCAACAGGACTAATCTTTGCCATGCGTTCACGCTATAGCAACCAAGCTGGCACAGAGACTTTCTACAACGAAGTGAATACACAATTCTCTTCTGTCACATCTGGTGCTAACACCTTCGGTCAGAAGCATGTTGGTACAA